GTCACTCCACACTCATGACGAGGAAGCAGCTAAGAAGATCGAAGGTCTTCTCAAGACTGTGAGCCAAGTCATTTCGAAGAGCGAACTCTTCGTTGAGGCAGGTGTGACCGTCCAAGATCAAGGCGTTAAAGATCCACTTAATCAGCTCGACTCTCTGGCGCAGAAGCATTGCTCAGAGAATCCTGGCGTTTCATATGCGAAAGCATACGACGTTGTGATGAAGTCTGATGAAGGTCGAAAACTCTACACTGAATACGTTCAGAGTAACTAACGAGGAGATTTAAAAATGGCTTACGATAATGCAGGCGGAGCAATCAGTATTACTCTGGAGGCAGCAGCTGACCTGTCTTCTTCACAATTTTTATTCGTTAAAACAGACGCGGACGGCAAAGTGAACGTTTGTACAGCGCTCACAGATCGCCCGATCGGTGTTCTTCAGAACAAACCGACTTCCGGTCAAGCAGCCACTGTTATGGTTGTTGGTTTGACTAAGATCGTGACTGATGCAGCTCTTGACGAGCACAACATCATCGGTCCTGCCGCTGATAGTAAGGCCAACAAAAAAATTCCAGGGACTGACTCTAACGAGTACATGTCGGGAACTATGTTGACCGCAACTGGTGGAGCCGGTGAAATCGGAACCGCTGTTATCAACTGCGCTTCACCAAGCTATCTCGCATAAGGAGGACTGAGCAATGCCACAGCCAACTACTACTGATGTACATGTAGACGCACCGTTGACCAACCTAAGTGTTGGATTCAAAAACGACGCTTCTTCATTTATTGCAGACCAGGTATTTCCAAACGTACCTGTTGCAAAGCAAACTGATAAATACTTCACCTACACCCAGGCTGATTTTTTCCGTACTGATGCACAACTTCGTGCCCCCGGTACTGAGTCTGCGGGTTCAGGTTACAACCTCAGCACCGCAACGTATAGCTGCGATGTTCTTGCACTTCACAAGGATATCGATGATGCGACACGTGCGAACGCTGATGCTCCCTTGGACATGAACCGCGATGCGGTAGAGTTCCTTACTCAGCACATGCTTCTCAAGCGTGAGATTGATTGGGCCGCTACTTTCTTCTTGGCAGGTGCTTGGGGTTCTAACACTGACAGCACAACTAAGTTTGACGCTGCAAGCGCTATCACCAACATTCAAGATAAGATTGATACTGTTGAGGCTGGCACTGGCTACCGTCCAAACATTCTTGTTTGCGGTGTTACTGCTTTCCGAGACCTCAAGAACAACTCAGATGTTCTTGACCGTATCAAGTACACCCAGCAGGGTACCGCAACTGAAGGACTTCTTGCCTCTTTGCTAGGCGTAGATAAAGTCCTGGTTGCTCGTGCTGTTAGGAACACTGCGAATGAGGGTGCAACTGCATCTTACTCTCGTGTGTATGAAACAGACTCATGCCTCCTGGTGTATAGTGCACCATCTCCCTCCCTCATGCACCCCTCTGGCGGATACACGTTCTCATGGAGCGGGTACAGTGGGGCTCAACAAGGTCAACGAGTAAGCCGATTCCGTATGGATCACTTGCGCTCTGACCGAATTGAGATGGAGATGACTTATGATCAGAAGGTAATCTCTTCTGCTCTGGGCGTATTCATCCAAACCGTTAGCGTTGCATAACGGTCATGGCTTTTACTTACGGTGGAGACCCAGCTAACTCTAATCGGGAGGCAGTTCGTTTCTGGAGTGGAGACACAAACAGTAGCGACCAACTGCTTGCCGATGCAGAGATAGACTATCTCCTGACTCTTGAGACTAAGGTCATCCAGTGCGCGGCTACCGCATGCGAGATGATTGCGTCCAAGTTCGCACGTCAGGCAGATACGACAAATGGGGAACTCAGTGTAAAGGCCAGTCAACGAGCCAAGGCGTATGAGGCTCGTGCATCCATGCTGAGAAGTAGGGTCAACCGGAATACAGAAGTGTTTGCCGGTGGCCTTACTATCTCGGGCAAGGATTCACTCAATGAGAGTACATCCGACATCCAACCTGGATTCAAGGTTGGGCAGGATGACAGAATCGTTCTCGATGAGAAGAACGAATACAACCGCTCGTAATGGACGCGCAGTTAAAAAGTCAGCTGACTTTAACAGTGAGTATAAAGTCAGAGTCTTCGCGTAATAATTACGGTGACCCGACGTTCGGTGGCGCTTCTACTTTGAGCGCTAGGGTAGAGAAGAAGTCTCGCATAGTCGAGACGGCTAATGGGAAAGAGGAGAAGTCTGAGGTAGTCATTATCTCTGAGACTGAGATCCCTAAGACCTCGTTAGTATTCCTCCCTGGTGCATCAACGAGCGACGTGAACAATGGGTATAAACCCAAACGGGTTGATGTGTTGTACGATGAGCTAGGTAACGTAGACTTCTACAGAACGATATTATGAGGCTGCTATGAAGAAATTTAAAATGCTAAGAACAGGCCAATTTGTATCGCTCCCAGCTAAAGCCTTATCGTGGTATAAAGAAGGTTTAGTTTACGAATCTAGTGATAGGTACGCTAAGGAAATTGTAGAGTTGTACGAGGCTGCTGAATATGTAGACGACAAAACACCTACAGCCGCATCACTTCAAGGGCAGCACCCTAAAACTGACTCTAAGCCACCTGCTAAGAAGAAGAAGACAAAGAAGTCTAAAGTCAAAGTAGACCCAGTGCCCCCCGATCCAATAGATCCTCCAACCGAAGAGGCGGGTGATGGCGAAGTTTAAGATATATGGCTTTGAAGACAAGTATGGTCTAGACGAAACAAGCCCCGTTGGAAAAACCAAAAGTGGTTTAAAGGGGTCTTTGTTTGGTGCAAGTGTTGACGGTTTGAAGAAGCTTAATAAGGATTTCGATAAAGCTACAGAGGTTTTATTGAATGCTTTCGCAGCAGCTTTATTTGATGAGTCTGTTCGAGTAATGGACGCTAGTCAGAAGATTGTACCTGTAGACTCTAGAGACCTGAAGAGGTCGGCTATTGTTAAACCCCCAAGAACTCTGAAGAGACCTGAAACTAGTTTAAGCTACAACACCCCCTATGCTTTGTACCAACACGAGCACCACGCAGGAAGTGCGAAAAACCCCGGACCTCGTGCTAAATACCTGGAGGGGCCGATGCAAGAAGCTTCTAAAGGGATGGATAAGCGCTTGGCCCGAGGAGTTAAAAAGCATGCACGTAAAGGTACAAAGATTTCTCAGTTGAAACCCAAGAGATACCCAAGAGCTAGATAATGCCTACACCCCTCGACATAGCTACGAAGGTAGCTTCCAGCGTTGGGTCTCTAACACTAGGGACCAATTGCTTTGCTGGGCCTATTAGGGATGTGGGTGAGGGTATACCTAATACGGCAGTATTCGTGGTGGGTACAGGAGGTTTTCCTGTAGAGGCTTATCTGGATGGGGGGAGTAAAGGTGGTTTGGAGAAACCAACGGTCCAGATATTAGTTAGGTCTGATAGGAACGATTTTTCTGGGGGAGTGACGTTGGCCGATAGCGTGCTAGCGGCAATCGATATGACCCCACCAACGGGTTATATAGAAGCTAGAACAACAACGTCAGATCCAATTTATATTGGCACTGATGATACAGGTCACCACGAGTGGTCGATCAACGTAGAACTTACGAAATAAGGAGATGAGAAATGGCTAACGAAATTTTAGGCAGAAATGCAACATTGTCGGTAATTGCCGATGCTACTTTGGGGGGATCTGGGGCTCCTGCATTAGTGAAGAAGCTGACAGATCTAAGTATCAGTGCAAACGCTGATGAGATTGACATCACTACTTATGATGATGCAGGTCTTAGAAATTACATGAAAGGGTCTCGCGATCTCACTTGCGACTTCTCTTTTATCTTTGAGAGTACTGCTACTACGGATGCCCAGAGAGATATCATCCAAAGCTTTAATAATATGAAAGCTGACAATACTGCTACAAACTCAGCCGGAACGTTAGAGTTTAACATTATTCTTTCGGACGGTATGTCTATCAATGGCTTTATGTTTATCACTAGCTTGTCTATCTCAACGGGTGCTGACGAAGTTCAAAGAGTAGATTGCTCGGCAAGACTAATTGGCGTAGGCGATACTGCTGAGTGGGACTTCATCCCATCTTAACCAACTAACTAACCGGGGTAAAAAATTATGAGTTCTAATTCTACACGTGGTGAGACTACAGTAACTATTGGTGGGCGAGAGCGGGTCGTTCGTTTTCGTACCAACCAGATTGCTCAGTTGGAAGACCTAGCAGGCAAAGGGATCATGAAGCTAATGTCTGAAGATGCCATAGGTATCAGGCTTCTAAGGGATGCTTTGTTTGTAGGTCTTCTTCACGATGAGAGAAAGTTGACACCTACCAAAGTAGGTAATTGGCTAGATGACTTCGATGGTGACCTAGCTGAGTTGATAACTACTGTATTTGAAGCCCTGGCTTCATCAATGCCGGGTGCTGCCAGCCTTACGGTAGATGAGGAAGATGGGGAAGATGAGGGAAAATAGATTGGGCTAGGCTTATTAAGCTATCAGCCCAATCAGGTTTAAAACCTCATGAGTTCTGGGACTTAACTTTGGGTGAAGTCCAGTTATACATCCAAGGTTACGCAGACTCTTTAGACCATCAGATGGATATGCTGGCTTGGCACGCCAGTATAACTTTATCCCCCCACACCAAGAAGGGGAAAAGTGTTACCCCTGATAAACTAAGGGGTAAAAAACCAAAGAGTGGGCCGAGTACTGGGTCAGAAGTATTAGCGGAGTTACAAGAAAACGCTGATAAAAAAGGCCAAGAGGCTTTCTGGAAGAAGGGTAAAGGGCGGGAATGGCAGCAAATATCGGAGGAATAAAAGTAACCGCCCTCGTCGACCCCAGGCCATTCGAAAAGGGAATGGCCAGGGTAAAGAAGAAGACGGATAGTACCCTCAAAGGTGTACAAAAGGCTTTTCAGCACTCATCCAAAGATGTCAAGCAGCTAGGCGATAAGGTTGAAGTTCTGGGTAAGAGTTTTGATTACGCCGGAAAGCATATGAAAAAAGCCACCGTAACAATGGTGGATGGAATAAAGCAGCAAGCTAAAGCCACTGAACAGGCCACTCAAAGAGTAAGGGTGTTTATAAAGTGGACCATGAAGCAGATAGGTGCTGTTAGGTCTTTAGCCCGAGCCCAGAGACAAGGTGGTCAAGGTGTTCCCCGAGGCCAAAAACGTTTATCGGGGAATGTTCGCCAAGGCCCAATGGGTTTAGCCCGAAGAGGGCCTACTGCAATCGGTGCTTTTGGAGGGGGTGGTGGTATAACACCAGGGGCCCCTCTTCCAGATATGGGGGGTTTCAAAGCAATCCCTGAAATATTCAAGCAGCTTGGTGGAGTTATACCAACTGTTACACAAGCCCTAGGTGGTTTTCTCCTTGCTCTAAAAGTAACTGTAGCCAAAGCAGCTGATTTTCAAGAAGAGTTTGCAGTAGTAAGAGCAATCACTACGGGGTCTGCGGAAGACTTTAAGAACCTTAGATTTGCTGTACAAGACGTAG